CACCATCGATTGTATAATTAGAATATGTAAACGCTCTGGTTACATTATCCAAATTAAATATGTGATTAAACTGATAATCGCTATCATTAAAATCTAAATCTTTTAATAAGTTGTTTCCTATTGAACCGTATAGTTCAGCAGGTGTTGAAAATAAAGTCACATCATATTCTACCGCAGAGTCTTTAACACTAATTTTATTTAATCTTAAATAACCTGTGAAATAAGCTTCATCATTAATCAATACATTACAAGGAACCCTTTTATTTGGATTGAAAAATAATGACTGTGCATCAACGTTAAAGAAGTTTTCAAAGAAAGCATTATTCTTTTTAGAACCAGGAAGCATAACACCAACCGAATAGTCAGAGTTTCTTTTTCCTATGTCTCCTAATTCAGCAAATGATTTTGTGACAGCAATTGGGATACTACTATATAAATCTAAAAAATCATATTCAGTAATACCAGTATTGGTATTAACATTATCCAATTGAACCCTTAATACGGTTTGTTGTTGACTCATATTTAGAAACCTTTGTTTGCAAAGAAGTTGTTAGCCGTCTTCAATGTAATTCTATACTTATTAAGTTTTTTATGTTTTTGAGTTATATGATCTACCTCAGTTGAAATAATTTGAACTGGTGTTAAATCTTTATATAACTTATCTTGTCTGTCTATTAATGAAATGTAGTCACTCTTCATTATATAAACTTGTGGTGAGGTAAACAATCCTTCCAACCAATTAGCTGTTGGATTATTTAGGTAGTTACTTTCTAAAACGATTTCTTGGTCAACATCAGTTGCAAATGTTTTAATAGTTCTACCCATATCTCTATCGGGACTAGCCAAATCGGTAGCATAATATCTACTATCATAGGATTGTGTTTTATATTTTGACGTATCTTGTCTATATGCAGTGAATGTGTAGTAATCATATCCACCTCTGTTATTTAACCAAACAATTCTCGTATCTTGTGGTTGACAATTACCTTCAAGATAGAAATAGAAAGCTTCAGACACAGGTCCTACACCACCATTTGTTGTTCTTCCTGTTAGGTTTGTTGGGAAAGAATAACATAATTGTACTCTATAATACGATATTGTATCCCAATCAATCGTTGTAAATATGTTTGATATATCTTGAGGACCACAAGGAAGACTGAATATTTGTAAAGTATCTGTATATCCTGTTGGTGATTGAAACGTTGTACCTGAAAAATTTAACTCTTGTTCAAAGTGTGTAACGAGAGTATTAGTCTCATCATATAATTCAAATAATGCAAAGTCTGCTTCTATCACTTGTCTATCTCCTGTTTGTCCGTTTAAATAAAATAATACATAATTATCTTCGGATTGTATATATTGAATCCTTGGTGCTTCAGTTAAAAATCTACTTGTTTGTGATTGTTCAGGTAGTGTTGGATAATCCATTAAGAATTGTGCCACTGGTGACATTCTACGATATATGTCTACCGTATTGATTGTCATACCTGTACCTACTACTGTTCCAATCTCTTGGTCAAAGTTTGGTAATATAAAATGGTCATTCATTTGGAATTGACCACCGATATAATTAAAATGATTACCTGTGTTTGTAAATCCTGATGGAACAAATGAAGTATCGTTTTGACAAGCTACTAAGTTTGTAAAATGGTTATATAGATTACCAGGATCATTTGTATATTCTGTTACAGTTCTTCCTGATGAGTTTACATATCTATATCCGTAATTGAAGTTTACATTAATACTATTTGGATAAGGATTATTCCAGTTGATTTGTTCTGTTGTACTATACCAATCGTTTAACCAATAGTAAGTATAGTGTTGTGCTTTCACATAGTTGGATAAGTAATCGTATGGTCTTATGTTAAATCTGTAAGTGAATGTTAATCCACTCTGAGATACGTCGTAAGGGATTACTGACATACGTCCAACCTTCTCATCGCTTGAAAATAAATCTACATCTAATCTCATACTCTGAACATAGGTGTCCCCTGTCAATACTACTTCGTATGTTCCACCTCTTTGGTAGACCATATCCGTACTTCTCCTTAATTGTGTGTTGCTATTTAAGTTATTACTATATAGCGATTGGTATCCAAATATATAACTCATATTCCCTCAATTGCGTTTAACAAATCTTCAAATGCTTCGTCACCGAGTATTTGAATTATTTTATCGTTTTTCATTAACATATCAATTGATACTTCAATAAAGTTTTGTGGTTTGTTTTTAAAACCAAATTTCCCTATTGACCTTGCAATTACATATGCTGCTTGTTTTATTGTTTTATCGTTCTTTTCGATATATTTTCCTGTTTTAAAATTTCTCATTCTAAAACTTTTCTTATTCTTAATCCACTCTTCAATAGCCCCTATGTTTGCCCACTTACCAGGTTTCCTATCATTGATTAACCAATACGCATATGTGTTATTTAATGGTTGTCCAAACGCTGTTATTTCAATAATAGTAATACCATTCTTATCAGTTGTGGTTTTAGCTTTGATACTATTTTTTAATTTACCTGAAGCAACTCTATTTGTCAACCTTGCATTCTTACCATATTGGTAAACATTCTTTTGAAGGCTGTCTTTAACAATCTGTTCTATGATAGGTTCTATTGCGTTTAAGTCCATTATGCGGGGTTTATAATTAAGTAAGCTACTGTATCTGTGTCTCCGTTATGGTTTGATGTAATTGTAAATGTTCCACTACCTTTTGAACTTACAACAACAGGTCCTGCATTAGGATGATTGTTAGTTTGTTTGGTCAACATAATAATACTACTTGCTGTAACTAAAGTATTTGATACAACTACAGTACCAGGGTTTCCACCATCAAGTACCGCTGTTCCCATAGTTTTATTTGAACCTGATGAGAATAAAACATCACCAATAATTTTTGTATTAGCATTAATCTGTAAATTTTGTGAACTTATAGGGTTAGCAAATTGACCCCAAAATAATGAACCACTTCTTTCAGCATCTGCTGAACCAAGGGAGTCATTACCAATAAAAAATTCATTTGATGTTGTTGACCAACCACCAGCTTGGTTACCAATCACAACACATCCTGAACCATTTGTATTTCTTTGTAATGTTCCTGCGCCAATAGCTGTGTTGTTACTACCACTTACCACATTCACCATAGTATTGAAACCAATACCAGTATTTTTAGTACCTCCTGTTAATGCTTGTATTGCGGATTGTCCAATGGCCATATTTTGTCCACCTGATATTAACGCGCTTAAAGCGCTAGCTCCTATCGCTGTATTAAATCCGTCTAAACTATTTTCTAAAGCATTACCACCAATTGCTACTATATTAGAACCAGTTACGTTAAATCTTAAAGCACTATTACCAATTGCAATATTACTTAAAGATGAACCAGTTGCTGCTGCTAATGTATTGTTTCCAATACCAATACTATCAACATTTACAGAACCTGTATGTATTTTTAAATCATTTATCTTACCTGTTGTATTTAATGAACCTGAAACTAATACTGAACCTGTGATTCTTGTATTGTTATTACTATCAATGTGTAATGCGTTTCTTCTACTACCTACACCTGTTCCTGTTCCCACAACAAATACTGCGTCTTGTGAACTTTCTTGTAATGAACCTGTTGCGTTATATCTTCCAACAAAAGTTGAACCACCAACGCCAGATGCGTGTGACGCGGATACAATTAAGTTTTGACCATATACAATTGATGAAACTAAATGTGTATCAGCGCCTACTTGAGATGAAGATACTGCGGTATTTGTACCACCAATAATATTTGAAATTACTGTTCTTCTATTTGTAGTATTTGAACCTGATACCCACACACCATTTGCGGAACCAAGTATAAGGTTATTATTAAACGATAAACCATTAGCAGTTGTAGATACTGAACTTGAAACTAAGTTAGTAACAGTAAATGCCGCGCCACCTACAATATTATTTGTTGCTGTTATTGATGAACTAATATGTTGTAATGTTATTGAACTACCACCAAAATAGTTTTGTTGTATTGTTGTTAAGAATGGTAATGCAATATTGTTTGCGGTTGATGTAACACTACCTTGATTTAGATTATTTGAATAAGATAATGAACCACTTTGATGATTTATTGTTGTTGAGTTATATATTAAATTACTTGATATAGATGGCGCCGATAATGAACTTGTTGTGAATTGTAATGCTAGTGATGATTGTAAAGCGTTATTAGATATGGATGGTCTTATTACCGACCCTGTGTTTAATGTTGGTATTACTGTACCAATATTATTACTACCACCAAGATACCCATATGTTCCTTGTGTTATTGTATTACCTCTATTACCAGCACCTAATAATATATTATTGGAACCTGATATAACGATTGAACCTGTTAGAGTATTAGTTAATAAACCTGAACCAGATGCTGCTGTAATACTACCAAACATTATATTGGTTTGTAAATCAGGATTAGAACTTGATATATAACCAAAAGGTATAGCTAAACTACTTGATGAATGTAATTGTGATTGTATTTTTATAATACCACTATTAACAGTATTACCAATTAATGAACCTGATATAACTGTATTACCAAGTATTAAACTACCTGTGATTTGTTGTGTGTCTGCTATTGAACCTGTGGTTATTAACCCATTTCTATCACCTCCTCCTGTTCCTGAACTACCTGACGTTCCACTACTACCTGTTCCACCACTTGTACCTGAACTACCATCAGCACCACTTGTACCACTAGAACCAAATCCACTACTACCTGATGTTCCTGATGAACCATTCTGTCCACTAGTACCTGATGTTCCACTAGTTCCTGTTCCTCCTGATGTTCCACTACTTCCTGAAGAACCAGCAAGACCAGATGTTCCTGATGTGCCAGAACTTCCTGCTACACCACTTGTTCCTGATGTGCCAGAACTTCCTGCTACACCACTTGTTCCTGATGTGCCAGAACTTCCTGCTACACCACTTGTTCCTGATGTTCCGTTTGTTCCGTTTGTGATGGGAACGTTGTTTATTAAGAAACTACCAGATATATTAACTTGTGTTTGACTTATTTGTAATGGTGTGTCAGTACCATCTCCTGTTTGAACTGTCTGTAAAGTATTAGTTACACCTGTGGTGCTATTGGTCATTTTTAAAAGACCTTGAAAGGAACTACTTACATATTGATTATTTAATTGACCCATATTTTTTTTGTTTTAAACATTTTTCCAATTTTTATTAACATCCTTCCACATTTGAACCAACTCTTCCCAAGTTAAATTAACGAACGGTGTAATCGGTAATACACATCTGTTGTAATCAAACTTCTGTTGGATACTAACTGTTAATGTCCATCCCGCTAATATCGTTTCTGTGTTTTCTAACATAGGTTCCAACATCGCATTCCACTCCACATCGTAATCTGATAAATAGGCTTTAGCATAAAAGTCTTTTACTATTTCTAATGTATCAGATAATACCTCAACTTGATTTGATAGGTCATCTTCCAATTTATCCACAACAATAACTTTCCAAGTTATATTCAAATAGTTTTGATTTAGTCTTGTTCTTTCAGGAACAAAATATATACGAGGATATAATGGTTCAACCTTTGTTTCAATATCATTTGTTATTAAGTGTTCATCACCATATCCAAAACTTTCAATCTGTTTGTGGTTTTCAGCAAAAGCTTCAAAGTCTTTTATAATTTGTAAGTAACTTGAAAAGGATTCATCTTGAGGAAATACATAACCATTATCCATTGGTATAACACAAGAGTTATAATCAAATGGTGCACTCATTCTGATGTGCATTGTCCAACCACCGAGTGTTGTTTCAAATCTTTCTGTGAATGGATTACAATCTGGTTCCCAATCTCCCATTATTATATTGGAAAACCAACCTTGTTGTTCTGTATATGAACGATAGAACACAGTCCAAATGTCTTTAACTATATCTAAGGTGTCAGACATTACTTCTTGTAGGTTGGAAAGGTCATCTTCAACCTTATCCATTACAACAACTGAGAAATTATAGTGTATGTGATTCTGATTAAACTCAACATTTGCTGGAACTACGTACATTCTAGTGTACTTTGGTTCCTGTTTTGTTTCAACATCATTGGTTATTTGAGTAAAATCACCCACACCAAACGACATAATCTGTTCGTGGTGGTAGGCTATACTACTGAAATATGTTAATATTTGGTTATAAGTAATGTTGTTCATCTAATATTAAATATAAAATGTAGGAAAACGTATCCTGAAATTATGATCTTCTCATCGCTTTATTCTGCATCCTCGTCTGTTCCCTATCATATTCAATTAAGAATGACAACTGATTTAGAACTTCTGTTATATTTTTTTGATAGACCGCTTCGTGTTTTGTAATATCATTGTTAGTAAGTCTGTTTGTGACAAGGAACCAACCATAGACCTTTTGAAAACTATTGTCCATATCAGCTTCCTCATCATCCATACGATTTTCATTTTCGTCCATATCGATAGCTTCGGTATCAAAGACAGCTGGGAATAATCTGAAAATCTCTTTGCGAACTTGATAAAAAAAAACTGTGCACCTAATATGTACTTAACTTCTAATTTCTTTTTGAACAGTTCCGCTCGTTCCTGCATCGTCTTAACATCATACTTTTCAATCTTAAAATCGTGTTCTGATTTTTCTTCTGTGATTGGTCGGTACATTATGGCTGCTATGATATGTAGATAGTCCAATACTTCTTCTGGTTTCTTTGTTGATAGTGTATCCATATCCACAAACTCAGCAAAGGTTAAGTCCCTCCACTTTGGAAAGAACCCATACTTCACACCATCAATTTCAAATCTATCTAC